CCTAGTGACCCTGCTGCTAATTGTACTTGCTGTTCATACACTGGAATCTTTGGCATTACTACCTCACGCGCCTATTTGTGCCGCTTGCGTACCGCCAGCCAACAAAGATTGATAAGAAGCCATTTTATAAGCAGATGATTTAGCCGCGCCTGTTGCCCTGGCTAACGCGGCCTCTGAAGCTTTAGCTGTTTCTTCTATGTCGCCAGCGTACTGTATTTTCAAAGCGTCTTGCTGAACATTAAAGTATGAGTCAGCAGCAGCCTGCAAAGCACTGCCAGACATTTGCACACCGGACTTTGCTGTGGCAACCTGTGCAGTGGCGATAAGCCTAGCCGATTGGCTGCGCATATTTTTTTCTTCGTCAATCTTGCGGCGGCGCAAGACAATAGCTTCGTTCTCTGCAACTCGCGCATTAAACTCAGCCGTTAGCCGTGCCTGTTTAGCAGCGGCTTGGTTGCCTTTGTAGCCCAGAATACCACCAAGAACTGAACCGCCTTGTGCCATTGCTTCAGCAGACATTACAACACCCTTGCCATGCGGTAATAGTCGCTACCGTCTGGCCCAAACTTGTACATAATACCTTCATCTTCAAATCCCATCCATCTGGCAAACCTAATCGCCTCTGGGTCGCCCATGTGAATACTAGCTTGCACACGATGTAAACTCGTTGTCGCCAGTATACTACTAAACAGTGTCTTAGCATACCTAGCTAGTGACAGCTTCCATTTCGGTGCATGCTTTGACAAAACAACCCAACCCTCGCCAACACCAGCCCACATCTCATGTATGCCACCAACCGCCACAACGTCCTTGTCGCCCATGATTGCATAGCCAACCACTTGTTGCCCGTTGTCAAACGCAGCCCTCATGCTTTCTGGGAAGTCAAAGTCAGTCTCAATGCTGTTAATAAGACTAGAGTTAAATGGCACAATCCTAAGCATCGAAAGTATTTGACCTCCGCATGATTGCCAGCACTGTCATAGGTAATGGCTGCGATTGCCTTACTAAAACCCGCGCATCAGTCTCGTATCCAGACGGGAAGTATATTTCTTTATCGCCCGTAAACAACGGCACAGCTTTATCCATAGCCATGCTACTGTCGCGGAACGGCAATCTGTCCAGGTTGTCTGTATCTGGCCCTAGTTCTGCACCGACTGTGTTAAAGAACCGTGCTGTCACGCCATGAATACGTTTTATCTTACCTTGCGCAACACCATCATCAGCGCCTGCCTCTAACCTTAGTGTCTCCACGGTTGAGGAGTATGAATAGCCTACATGTACCTTTGATGCTGTGCGGTCTAAAGTGATAGCGCCAGCAGATACTGTTCTGTCTGGGTGGGTTGCACCATCAGCCAGAATAGACACAACCTCACCCTCTAGGTGGTTTAGCCCTGTAATTGTGCTGGTAGCTGTGCTGTCGTAGGTAAGGCCACTGTCTACAAAAAACGCATCAGCCACATCATTTCCAAACTCAATGGTCTTGATAAACTCAATGTGGCGCACTGTGCTACCATCAATGGTACGTTTGACAGATACATAAACCTGGTCTTCCGCACCTGATGGAATAGCGGTGATACTTTCAACAATTCCGCTGCCGCCAATGGCGTGGTCATGCCATCCAACAGCAGCATTTGCACGGTCATAGGTAAGGCCAACTAAACGCCCATCACTATGCACAAACCATAAGATTAACTCTGGTTCCTGTTGCCATACCATATCAGTAAGACCGCCGCGTGGTATGTGGTCTGCTAGGATTGTCAAATCTATTCCCAGCAATCCATCAGTGTCCAAGTTAAATGTAATCTCTTTAACTTTCTCTTGGCCTTTCTGGATAAGAATAGTGCTGTTGCCAGCGCGAACTGGTCTAATGTCTGATGTTCCAAATGTTGTTTCACGCAGCACGTTTACATTTGTAGGTGTAACTGGCTGGGAACCTGTACCGCCTGACAGTGTAAATTCCGCACCTGTTGTTAAAACTTGCAAGAATCTAGCTGGCAATAGATGCCTAATAACATTAACGCTATCAGATGCAATCGTAAGGTTTACCGCGTCTGAATCTAGTGTGCCTGGTGTATGGTTTTCAAAGTCTGCCGATACACTGCCAAATATGGTCTGTGGCTGGCCTGTAGTGCCAGCAAAGTATAATCGTTGCTCATAGAAGCCAACAGCCCGTGGGAAGCCCTGGTCGCCGTTAAATGCACCTAATGACCACAGTTTAGTCGCGTTACTAGAACCAACCGTATGTTCTGGCAAAGTTGAAATGCCGATAGCATTAGTTTTTACTGTAGCGGTGACTACTGTTGCGCTTGTAAATCCTGTGATTACAACATAACCATTATCGTCATGCTGGTATGTCCACGTTAAAGCGCCGTACACCTCACTGCCCTCAAGATGAACAGGCGGTGTGTTACCAGAGGTTTGTGTGCTGCCAGTAGTGTGTTTGTAAACATGCCCGTTAAAACGAACTTTTACATTGTTAGCGTAGCTTTTTGACGCTTCCCATTCATCGTAATGAACTTCTAACACTTCTCTAAAACGTATGTACCTACCCACATCTGCGCTAGTAAACAAACTTGCAGAGGCTGTTATTGTTATTCCAGAGCCTGTTTGTGCTGAAGCATACAAAGTTGTAGTGGTGTCATTCTCATCAAGGTATGGCCCATCAACAAAGTCAATGTCAGCTATTGTAAAGCTGGTTGCTGTTGTTCTTGTTAGTTTTGCTGGCTCATGGCTTTTATGTGCTAGGTAAACAACATCAGCAGATTGCGTGTGATTTATCTCAAATACCTCTGTGGCGCTGTAAGTCGTAGTAACCTCTACAATTTTACCAGCAGTGCCAGCACTCCCATAAGTAGTAAACCCTGTGCTGTCTATGCCGGATAACTCAAATGTGTTTGTTGTTGCCCCTGCTACTGTAAATTCAAGATTATTCACTTCAGTCATACCAACCACTGATTTTATGAACACCCTGTCGCCGTTTGTGAACCCATGTGAATTAGCAGTCACAACTGCTGGGTTAGCCTTAGTAATCGCTGTAATTGTTTTTGTGGCTTCAGTCAGCAGACCACCATCTTTGTAGAAACGAATATAGTTTGCACCCATTTCTAAGACATACGCTTGCTCATCACTGAACTCAAAGTTCATCAAGCGAACCTTGCCACCGTCCTTGGAACGCCCAGAAAAAAATGTGCCTGGTCTGCGCGTTACACCGCCAGATGGGTACACCAACATATTGTTTAGCGTTTGCGCAGCCTCGTTATATTTCTGTAAATCAATACGGCCTTCTAGCTTTGGTGATATTTCACCAGCGCGAAAGTTCGTGACAATGCTGGATACACGGGCCATGTTACAACCTAAAGTTAGTAAAGGTGTCTGCGATTGGCTGTTCTGGGTATCCTTCCATAGCGTCTATTGACTTGGCTTCTCGTAATCTTTGCTCGTACAATCCCTGCATACCCTGGGCTAGAGTAGAACTGCCTGTAACCCCATAAGCAATTTCAGCAGCCAAACGGTGCGCTATTGTGGACGTTAGCAAGGAATCATACTGTTCTGTATCAGCCTCGCGGCCTATGTATATAATATTGCAGACATTCTCGTTAGACAAAATCTTGCGGCCTTCAATCTTATACATGACATTACTGTCATAAGCCGCAATCTCGTTATCCACACTGGTATCCCAGAATGACAAAAGCCGTAAGCAATACGGGTCTGTCGGTAGTGTGTACTGGAAGTTAAAACCAAATGCCGGAGTGTCAGTGTCTTGTGGTAATGACTTTCTGGTGACAGCTACGTTCCAGGGATGTGCGCGTAGCACGGAGTCTCGGATTAACTCAAAGTTTCTGTTACAAAGCCTAGCTTCTTTAGAGTTTTCTGTTAGGGCTGTAATAGTAGCAGCACCTAGCAAGTCTAGTGATTGGTTACATATATCAACAACTGATGGCATGGTTTACTAGCCTTTCAACTCTAATCAGTACGCCCTTGCTTAAATTCTTCTCGCCGCCCATAACAGGGCCACGTTTCCTGTATGCTTCTCTTGCTATAATCTTTAGCTTCTCTGTCGGTAACAATACCACAGTTTCATCATCAAGTATAAACGCCCAATGTGTTGCTTGTGTTGTAGCTATGCCACTTGGTTTGTTTCTACAAAAAAACTCCACAAACACATTTCCCGTCCGTGAAGCTACAAAATCCCTTTTTACCTCTATAGTGTTTCCACTGAGTATGCCGCCCAGCCATTGTTCAGCTATCTGACCTACTTCTAAATCCCAGCGGAAGTCTCCGCACGGCTTCATCATATCCCCTCCAAAAATGTATGGGAGGCGGCAGAACCGCCCCCCACATTGTTTAGTTTACAACGTACTGAATGACAAAGCCCATGTCACCAGCAGTTCCACCTGTTGCATTGAAAGTTGCGGCAACATAGTAGAACCCGCCTGGGTCAGAACTATCACCAGCCATTGTGTACATCTTCTGGCCTGTAGTGTTTAGGTCAGCGGCCTCGTAACGAAGTTCTGCTAATGCTGCGCCATCGGCAACAGAAGTAGCAAAGAAGTCCTCGTCCTTAACAGCGCCAGCATCTGTGTAGATACCAACATTGTATGTGCAGCTTCCACCTAAAGCATCAGTGCCTACTTGCAAAGATACAATGGATGCGTTGCTTGGAATAGGTGCAAGCATAACGATGTCATCGTCAGTGCTATCACCAGCAGCCAAGGCTACGTTTCCCTGAGCCACACGGATTACGCCGTGTAGTTCCTGGGCATCGTTAGCGACTTGAGGAGATGCCTCAAGATTCGCTACTAAGTCTGAGTTTTTAGTAGTCATCTTTTAGCTCCTATTAGTCAGGGGTTTCGTCACAGAAGATTTGGCAAACCTTGTTTTCTTCCATGCGCACCGCACCGATGCTCATGCAATAGTAAACCTGGGTTGCGTAACCTTTATCTGCACGCTCATCAATACGGGCAGAAATGTCTTTGCCCATACCTAATGTAAGACCATCTTCAGCCCACACAAAGCATGTGCGAACATCTGTGGCAGAAACAGCCAAGCGGTTCGACATGATGAAGCGGAAGCCCATGAATGTGTCCACATCGCCAGATACCAACGCCTTAACGGTGTTGAAGTCTGATGAAGTCACCTGAGTTGTTCCAAGCAAATCTTCAATCTGCTTTGGGCCAACTGCAATGTAACGTGGGATAGAAGGGTCAACGTCTGCTAGGTCTAACTTACGCTTTGCTTCAGTTAGCTTTGCAACGGTCAATCCATCGTTTGATGATGCTGAACCAACAGAGTTGGCTGTTGCATCTAGGGATGCTGAACCACTACCAGTTTCGCCTGTTGAGGCTGTGCCTGTTGCAGCGGCAATGATGACATCATCCATCGCACGACCCATAGCAGCCGCAGCAGCTTGGGCATATGATGAAGTCGGGTCAACAAGCATACGAACCTTATCTTGGTCATCAATCAGGTCTGCATACTCATA